GGTGGTATACCTAAACGTATATCTAAATCACCTATCTTTTTACCGACACTAATTAATGACATTAAATAAATCTCCTACTGTCTGAATAAACTTGTGCTTCACTTGCTTTTTTAAATCTTTGTACTGGCAAGTATATCGCTGTTGCAGCTTCGTCTGCATTTATTCTTAAAAATCCTGTTTGTACATACGAATACAAATACTTTTTAATTGTTGGTTTTACAATTTTAATTCTTTTTACATCATCATAAGTTACATCAAATTTTGTTTTACTATCAAATCGTTGATCTGTAGCAGTTGCCTGCATACGCTCTAATAGTCTAAATCTCAACAACGGCGGTAGATAGTGAAAGTTCATACCCATAAATCCACCTGATATTGGTTCTAATGGCAACACTAAAGGAAATATATCGTAGTACGGTAAAGTCTTTCTAAATTTAGGGTTATACCCAAATAAGTTCAATCGTCCTACACTAGGTCTACCGTTAAGTTTACCTTGTCTGAATAATTGACCTGCTGTAGTACCACTAGCAATTTTATTTACTTGTGTTCTATACCATGTAGCCGATCTATCACTATCGCCTGCCTTTACTTTGATTCTATCAAATACGCTTGCCATACTACTATTTATGTTAGAAATAAATAGATTTATGAAGAAGATTAAGAAGTTAACTAATCCAGACAAACGGCCATATTCAGGTATATTTAAGCCTTTGAACCCACAAAAATATAAAGGTAATGTAAACAATATTATTTATAGGTCTAGTTGGGAGAAACGTTTTATGGGTTATTGTGATAAAAATAAAGATGTATTAGAATGGGGTAGTGAAGAAATAGCAATTTACTATCGTTCTATTGATGATAGGCCGCATAGATACTTTCCTGATTTCTATATGAAAGTTAGGCAATCAAACGGTACATTTAAAAAATTTATTGTTGAAATTAAACCAAAAGCACAAACTCGTAAACCTAAAAAACCTTTACGAGAAAGTCGTACTTATAAAAACGCATTGTTGACTTATGAAAAAAACAGGCGTAAGTGGAGTACCGCCTACGCCTGGTGTTTAAAACGTGATATGAAGTTTGTAATCCTTACTGAAGATCACTTAAAGACTTTTTAGTCTTCTAAAGTTTCAGGATCAATATCCCATAACTTTTGTTCTTCTTTATTAATATAAAGAGGTGGTTGATCGTATCTAACAACTTTGTTCATAGGGAATTCATCTTTTAATTCTTCTAACGATGGTGTTATTCCATATAATTTTATCTTATTTGAAATTTTAACATCACCTGAAAAGTAATTTTTTAATAAATTTCTATAATTGTTAAATTGTTCTCTACCATCATCAACGGTTTCTTTCCAAGATTGTTCTGGATTTGAACCTTCAAGGTAACCGTGATGTAGTATTATTCTTAACTCTTTAAATTTATCTGCGTCTTTTAATAACTCAACTTTTTTTGCAGCTCTTATAATTGTTTTAGCAGGTGTTGCAGCTGAAGTTATCAAATAATATATACCATCTTTTTCTGAATCAATATAATTATTTGCCTTTGCCCAATTAGACGCCGAGTTTTCATCGTGGGTAACAATCTGATATTTACTATTGTCATTAATTGCTTGTAAAACAATTTTATCAATTGTAGATTTTTGCCAATTAGGATTACCTATGAGTTTTGCTTCTTTTCTATAAATTGTATCCATATCATCATAATCTAACTGATCTTTTATACCTAATTCTACTCTATTATTAATTAAATGCTTAACTACGTCTAATTTACTAATAGGTGAAGCAGGTTTTGTTGGATTATTTTTTAAATTACCCAATCTACTGTAACCAAGATTTGATTTACATTTATAAACGTCAACTAAAAAGTTACTCCAACCTTGTTTTTGCATTTCATGGTATTTACCTCTACCATCTATAATGTAATATTTACCATTACTTTCGTTTATTTTAACAGATATTAAATGTTCTCTTAAATCATAACCATTTTCTAATGACCATTTTAACTCTTGCCTATTTTGATTTTTAGCTCTTATTTGTTGAATAGATTTAGAAACATCATCACTACCATCTGCAAATTGTGTATCTAAATTGATTTCACTTGCTTCTAGCAGTATTGGTTCTGGTAAATATTCTACACCTTCAGGTAAACCTTTACCATAAAACTCTGGATGATTTTCTCTTGGATTGTATTTTAGTGATTTTTGTATATCTGCCTTTGTAAATGAATTACCAGGCATTATTATATAGTCTGACATATTTTTTCCTTTTATTGTTAATAAAGTTGTAGTCGTTTATAGAAAGTCATTTATAGACTTGGTGTAACCCTACAACGGATTAGTATTATTATATAGTATATCATATCTCCTCATTTTGTCAAGCCTCTATTGAGTGGGTAGCCCGAAGGCTACCCAATTGAGAAAGTGAGAGAGATAGATTATGAATCGTCCTCAGCAAGTTTACTAAAATACGATAGGTCATCGCTATCGCTGGACGATTCAACTTCCTCTACTGAATTGTTAGAAGACGTTGGTACGTCATTACTGACAGGTGGGAGGTCAATATCTTCTACAGACTCAGTACTTCTTTGTCCAGTAAGTGTCTTATTCAGTTTCTCTTTGAGTTCATCATAAGATTTAAAATTACTTGGATCAACGAAGGGTTTTAGAGCATATTGAGATTTCCATATTTTGTCAATCTCCTCATCAGTAGGTTTTACTCTACTTGGTTGCTCAAATTCAGATTTATCATAATTCCAATAACCATCAACTTTTCTGATTTTTAGTTTAAAGTTTGCACCTTCCCAAAAATCAAATGGGTTAACAGCCTTCTCATCTTCAAACGCTGGGTTCATTGCTTCTGTAATCTTATCAAAAATCTTTTTACCAAATTTGAATAAAAATACTTTACCTTCGTTTTCAGGATGTTTTGGGTCTGACACTACTAGAATATTTGAATAGTAAGATAACTTTCTTTTTCTTTTTCTAGCAATTTCTTTATCTGCTTCAATACCAGTATTCCATAGTCTTGTATTTTCTTCAGACACAGGATCTTTTTTGTTTAACGTTGTTAAACTGTTTTCAATATACCATTGACCACCAGGTCCTTGAAACGCATGATTCCAAACTCTTTGCCATGGCATATCTTCACCTTCAACTGCTGGTAAAAATCTTAGCACGGCATAACCATTACCTGATTTATCAAGTTCGGGTTTCCATAACCTATCGTCTTGGTATTTGTTTTTCTTTTCTGGTTGTTCGATTGTGTTTTCTAACTTCTTTGTTAGAGCATCAAAGTTGGACTTTGACTTCTTTAGGGCTTCTAATGCACTTGACATTGTATGTATCTCCTTGTATATATTGTTGTACGTATTTGTATTAATGTAAGTATAATATTATTTATACTTCTTTTTTTTATCATTAATAACTTTTTTTACCTTTTCTATAAAGGTAGAAAATCTGTCTAAAATTTTATATAATATTTCATCAAACATAATCTTATTATAACAGATTTAACTCAATCTGTCAAGCAGTTGTGCCTGGCTAATATACTCTAAGTTTATATCTTCTTGTGCTATAAACACGTCTATTTTACGGTTTGTAGGACTATCGTTCAGTTCTTTATTCACTTTGTAAAACTTAATTTTAGGGTTTAACTCCATTAATCTTTTCCATTGTAACTCCCAATTACCTGATGGTGTAGGTTCAAATTCTGAAGCAACATAGTTGTCTGTACTTTTGTACATATTATTAACTGTATTTGTATCAGATACTAGATCATGGCCTATCATATAAATCTCATCTGGTTTTTCTAATTTAGAAGCAATGTAACCTGTTGTAGGTCCACATGCCCAACCATCATCAACACCGTCTGGTTCACACTCTCTTATGTCATAAGATTTATCTGGTTGTTTAATCCAAGAAACATAAACATGAGCATTGTGTATTTTCTTTTTTATACGTTCTCTATCACCACCTTGTTCTTTGGCCTTTTTAAGAATTGTAACAATACCATCTATTGTTGAACCGTGTGTAACAAATTCTTGTGAGTCACCTTGTTCATTTGATTTAATTAAATCAAAATCTTTTATATCTTCAAGGTCTTGTATTGATGCCATACCTTCTACAATACTTTGATATAACATTGTAGGCACTTTTGTCCATGCTCTAAAATAGCATGGTATCTTTTGTGCAATACCAGAGTGATATACTTCGTGTATCATACCACCATCAACAGCTGTCAATACATCTATTAACTCAGGATGATCTCTATAGATGGCGTTACAACCATATAATTTACCATGTGGTTTTAAAAGACTTAAATCAAAATCTTTTCTACTTTCACCATTGCCAATTAAAAATACTCTATTCATCTTTTTCTCTATAGTCTTCACCAAGAATATCTTTTAATATTAATTCAGACCAAGTGTCAGCATCCATTTTCGATACTTTAATATCAAATTTTCTAGGTGGTATAAAGTATTGATTAGTATCCTCATATCTACCTTCTTCAATTGTATCCATCCATATAATATAATGAGGTGAAAATAAACGTCTTAATCTAGGTCTTGGACAAATAAAGTCAGCAATAACATAATCATAATCTAAAGCTAATTTATCTGCTAACTTTTTCATTCTTTTAGTTTGTCTAAGCCTACCTTCAGCAGTAAAGTCCCAATCGTTATGTGCCTCTCTTATCTCATCAGCATTTAATAATGGTGCCTCTAATTTATCTGCTAACATTTTCGCCAATGTAGTTTTACCAGAACCTGGTAGACCCATAACTAAAATTATTTTACCCATTACTTTCTCTTGTTATTAAATTATCAGGTTTATCTATAGGCATACCAGTTCTATCAAACCATTTGTTTTTTACATTATATACATGACTCATTGTACCATTAGATAGTTTGATTGATCTTTTATCAATCTTACCATCATAACTTGTGCCATCTTTTAAAATTAAATTTAGTGTGCCATGTAGATTTTGATATATTCTATCTATTGTTTTATCGCCTATTTTATTTGACTCAGGTGTTACTGGTTTTTCACTCATACAAACACCTCTTTCATAATAAATTTACATTTTGTTAAATTGAAATTAACAAATGGCTTTAACTTGGCAATCTTAAATGACTTTTCAGGCCAGATAATAGTTTCAGCAATTTCTTTATCCCAATTTTTACAAAACGACAATATCTTATCCAAGATGACGAATGTTTGTACTGCGATTTGTTCAGAAAGAAGTAACCGTAACAATCTTGGATGTTGGCCATTAGATATGCGAAAAACATCATCAAAAGAAATCCTATCAGCATCAATGACATTACGCAATAATAAGCAATCGTTTCTAAAATTGTATGTAAATGATTGATTAAACTTTTTCCACTTTGTATAGTTTGTTTCTCCATCAGCTCTAACTAAGTTTCCTATCCATGTTTTTGAATTATGAAAGAAATTACAGACAAAATATTCTAACATCTCTTCCTTATTGTATTTAGTTGTAAGTTTATGAAAGAAAAATCTATCATTACGCTTTAAAAATGTGTTAAAAGATGCATTAACTTTGGCATTGTGTTTATAAAAATCATAATTAGAGGAAGTGAAGTGTAGTTTAATAGCCAAATATAATGTGTAAGCTTCATAACTGTTCATATAGGTAAAACTGCGGTACTTGATTTTTCAACCATGTTCAGTTTTTGTGCCTCTTCTTTTATTTTTTCTTTAAGTGGTTTGTTTATAAGTGGACCGACAGATGATAAGTCAATATCATTTTCTTCACAGTATTTAATAACTGCATCCATATAAGGTATTCTTTGTTTCTTAACCATATCTTCTATGATTAAACCAAACTTTTTACTATTCATTAAATTCATACATTTATTATATCATTTGTGAGTGATTTTGTCAAGCCTGTTTCTGTTACTCGGTACAGGCAAACCGTTTAGCAGTATTAAGCTGCCATCGCTAAATTGTTAGCATTTATAAGATGACTTTACGTTGTCAGCGATTAAACTCCAGTAAGTTTTAACTGTATGTCGAACCTATTTCCACCCCTTAAATTTCATTGTTTAAATGGTGGAGTGGTTGGGTATTGCACCCAAGTCCATATCAGGTATTTTCTTACCTTCAACGTTTAATTCGGTATGTACAAATCAAATGTATGAAACAATAAACATCTTTCACTAGCATTTGGTACATCTATTGTAGCTGTAGTTTGTCCACTTTCACTGTTTACATAATAAGTTATCATATAAACAGGTTTACCAGTTTCTACCATACCTTCTCTTCCTAAGGATATATTTGACGGTTTAAAATTATAATGATTTAAATAACTGTCGATATATTCTGATGAAGCACATAATACTGGTGCTTGTGTCATATAATATTCACCAAGATGTTCTTCATGGTCTGCATATGCTACACTAGCAATTAATAAACTTAAAACTATTAATATTTTTTTCATAATTCCCTTTAGCTGTTAAGGTCGCAAGTAGGATAAAATAACTCACCTTTTTAATTAATTCGACTATTGACTTTTATTAACTATTTATATTATTTCTATCAAAAAAGTCTTTAGTGTGTTTGTAAAATAACTCTTGGTGTTCTTTGATTTTATCTTCACCGTGTATCCATTCTTGTACAAACCCGTCTTCACAAGCAGCTAAAATAACAGTTTGTTCAATCTTTTTATCAGGAAATATCTCCTCAAACATTTTAGCATAGGCTGAACACTGCAAAAAGTTACCATAGTTATAGTCAGCGTCACGTCTTTTTGTAGATGTTTTAAAATCAACCACAGATAGTTTACCTTTATATTCAGCAATACAATCAACTTGACCTGCAACACTAATCTCTTTTGAATACAAATATTCTTCTATACAATGAATATTATCTATTCTAGCAAGATACGGTTTGATAATTCTAAACAAACCTAATGGTGTAACAGCGGTTATACCAACAGACTTGTCGTCTTCATTTTTTAAGTGATTTTCTATAAGTGTGTGTGTTGTTTTGCCACGATTTGTAGCAGATACAGAAATATAGTTGGCCATTTTTTCACCAACTGCATTACGCCATCCTTCTATCTTTAATTTTCTTTCGGGAATTGAACCTAGAATAGAAGTAACGGAAGGCATATTAACACCGTCAATAGTATAATATCTTATACCATCTTGGTTTTTACCTTTCACACCTAAACTTTTAGGTAGTTTTTCTTCACTCAATTTTACATAATTAAACGCCATAATATACCTTCCTGTTAATATTATATAATCATTATATCACAAAATACAAGATTGGTCAAGCACCTATATACCTTTCTGCATATATTGTTCTATAATCTTGTCTTGTTCTATTTTTTTGTCATTATTAAGACGTTCAAACGCTCAGCTGGGATCGTACGGTTCATATACCGTCTTACCATCATCATTTCTGTATGCTCTTAATACTTGTTTTCTGTTGTCCTCAGCATTCTTATATGAACAATGAATCCAACCACTGTTAGGTTCTTCTGGATTATGATATTCCAATATTAGTTGGTCAAAATCTAGGTTGTCAATGATATATTTTGCTAGTTCAGCATTCGGCACACCAAAGATTTCAAAATCAGCGGCTTGGCCTTTGGCATGCTGTGATTTCGCACTTGAACCTATTTTTAAACATAGTTCAGGACTTCTATATCCTGATGATACAGATACTACTTTGCCATAATGATCTCTAACTTTTTGTAGAACATTATCACAAAGTTTTTTTAAGTTATCCATATGATCTTCGCTTGGATTATTACTAATACCGTGTCTATCTGCTGTTTGTGAAGCAGTAAGTTCTTTAAGCGAAAAGTTTTTGCTTAGTTGCATTTAGTTTTTCCTTTGCTTTTAATTTAATTTTCTTCAAGGTTCTTAGATCATACCATAATTTGTTTGATCTATCGGTTTTTCTTTTGTCTTCAACTTCATTCACCGCTCTTTTAAGTTCTTTGTGATGAGCTTTCACTTCTAACATAATTTACCCCCTTGTCAGTTTTAACAATTTGTCCATCTGTGCCTTGATGATTGGTCCTCTATTTGGCCAATGTATGTAAGGTTCGTTGGACTTTGAAAGATTATATAAAAATGGTAACATAATCTTTTCAATTTCTTTAAATCTTGCCTGTGTGTCAGCGTCCTGTATCTCTTTTGTTACTGTATCTTTTTCAGCAACAATCTGCATAACTTCATTCATAGCAGATTTAATATCAGAAACATCTGATTTAATTTTTGCTAGTTCTAAATTTGAATTTTCTATAACACTCGGGTCAATGCTGGGTTGTGTTTCTTCAGCTGGTTTAGATGATACAGGAGTAAAACCAAAGTCTATATCCGTATCAAACTCCCTCATAAAATCAGGTATATCTGCCATTGTTTTTCTCCTTATTAGTTGTAGGTAGGTTATCCAAGCAGGATAACCCACCGTTTTGAGGTTTGTACAATAAGCGGATTGACCTATTCGACTCAGGTATACGACCGTTGTGTTTCGGTTGCTCGCTCTGTACTATATTATTTATTTTTTGCACTTTGTCTAGCCTTGTATTTTTTAACTGCTTGTTCGGTTTTAACTTCTTTTACTGATCTTTTTCTATGTTGTTGTGCTAAAGGACTGTTAGGATGTGCTTCAGCAATTCTGCTTAAATTATCTTTCCAACCACCATCAGTTCTATAACTCATACCACTTACACCACCAACAATATTTAAACTGGTCAGTTGTTGTTTGATATGTTTATTTTTTTCTAAATAATCTTCCATTTCAGCAATACTCATCATATCGGTAAATGTTTTACCTGTCTTAGTATTTTTAAAAGTATATAATGGCATTATTTTAAAGATAGATGATAAGATAGTTGACTTGTAGCTTCAAGCATATCTTCTAAAATACTTTCTAAATCAATTTGTCCTGCTATATCTTTTGACATGTTGGCGATTATATTCGATTGTTCAACAACTTCTTGTTTTACAATTTCTACATCAGCATAATTTTTAATACCTGATCTCAACTCAGCACTAAAGTTAATTCTTTTATTATGTTTACCTTGCCATGTTTCAACAAATCGGTCATTAAGTTCATTAAATTTTGTATAATACTCACCTAATGCTTCATGTTCAGAATATGATTCTGTTTGCCAATGATAACTTTGTACGTTATTTAAAAAGTTAATATTGTTTTGTATAAAATTCATTATTTCATTCATATGTTTATTTATCCTTCAAAATCCTACCGTAGTTTGGCCAACCAAATTTATCGTGTGATTCTCCTACATATCTCCATCTTATCACACCTGTGTTAGGATTTCTTTCATAGATTTTAGGACGTTCTATTTTCGTTTTCTTTTTTTTGTTCATTTTTAATTCCTTCAGCAAACCACTCTGGCATTTTTGCTGGTGATTTCCATGTAGCAAATCTTTGCTTCTTCATTATATAGTACTTACGATAAGACGCAACCACATCACCAGGTACTTTACATTCATCTGGCATTGCTGGTGTAGCATCTGTTCCTACAACACTAACTTTAGCGTTTTTAGGTGGATGTTTAAGTATATCACCTAGTTTTTGAATAGTTAAATGGTCTTTTGTATGATTGTATCTTAACTTGTATTCTTCATTAAGAGCCATCATATGTTTATATAACCATATGTAATTGTATGCTGATTGTAATACCCATTGAGTAGATGGATGATTTAACCAACCTGCTTTGTAGATAATTGCTTCTTCATTTGAGTTATCAAGTTTCCATCTTTTAATATTTCTACCATTCTTTGTTTTTGCCATGTATTCAGTACCATCGAGTACACGTTTAGCAGTACACAACATTTGAGCAGACTCAAGTATCATTTTGACCACATGTTTATCTAAAAGCATTTTAGCAGCTTTTACTGGATCTTTGTCAACATAAAATATATTCATTAGTGTACTAACCTCCTCATTACATAGTCTTTCATATTATATTCATTTGCCAAATTCATCATTTTATTATACCACATAGATTTCATTTCATTTGTATCAGCATCAGCACATGCTTTTGCTAGATTATCTAGTCTATGTTTTTTTAGATTGTCTGGATCTTTTAGTCTTTTTATATCATCAATTGTCATCATAGTATATATTATATATTAATTTGAAATTAAAGTCAAGCATTAATTATCCCTTTAAATACTTCTTTTTATACCACTTATAAAACTGTTTGTCCGTAAATATCTCAACTATTTCATTAGCTGGCACTTGATCACTACGAATACAATCTGCCATATCTTGGTAATCGGTTATGTCTACCTTACGTGTCATTTTTTTATTCATACTATTTTCCCCTATAGTGATTAAAAGTCTTTTTCTTTTTATGTCTTCTAAGTAATTCATCTAAAGCATTTAGTTCTTTTTTTGGTTTTGGTTTTGTTATTTGATATCCAATAATATAAGCAATCATCATGCCTACAATTGTTAATAAGATACCAAATATACCTAAAATTAATCCATGTTCCAATGTCATCTTAACTCCTTATATTTATTTTCATATACAAACGTATAGTTTTCACCAGAAATTAATATTTGTCTTGCCACTTTTTTATCAAAACCAGCACGAACTAGTCTATCAAATACTTCTTTGTTAGCATTTCTACTTATGGCATTTGTATATACATCCCTACTGGAATGTAATTTTATAATACCCATTTTCTCTTTAGAACTTACAGCTAACAATCCACATAAACTATAACATATTGCATATTCTGGTACATAAAAATATGTTTTCTTGTGATTATAAATCATATCCATCACGTCACCAATATAGGAAGTTTCACCACCAGGAGAGTTACCAATAAACAAAATATTTTTATCAGCATGTACCATATAAATGCCTCTCAAATTTATTTCAGTTAAAACATTAAATTTACCCTTTAGCATTATAACAACAGTTTCTTCGTCTATCTCAATAGGTCCATATATATTTCCAAACATGGGTAAATTGGCGCCACCTTGTTTTTCAACTATATAATTTGTTGTATTTAAAGCATGATCATATTTAAAAAATATATCTGCCTTTAAGATATTAATTGTTAACAATAATATTAACATAGATTTTAATATTATTTTCATTTATAGTCCTCTCTTATTTTTGTGAGAATACTTTTTATTTTAGCAAAGTAATTTTTATCACTTGCATATGCATCCAGTGTTTCTATCAACATGTATGGATTATCAATACCTTCTTCTCTCATTTGTCTATAACCTTGATAGGCATGGTGATTGTTTAAGGTTTTAGTATAATGTAAAACACTATCACACTCATGTTCAAATACTTTAACGCCCCATTTTTTTGGTTTATCTTTCCAAGGTAACATATGAGGCTCTCTTAAATCATATGTACGAATACCAAATAGGTTTTTACCCTCTCTGGCAAATCTACTTGTTCCCCAACCAGACTCTAGAGCTGCCTGTGCTATTAATAGTTCTAAATTGACTCTATTAATATCATTGTAAAAATGAATATACTCGACACACATTTTAACATTATCTATAAACAACTGATTACTATTGTGTTCAAAGTCAGGCAATGATGGTACAGCAGCTTCTGCTCTTTGTTTACCATCAAGTGTATATCCATACCATACAAATGACATTGCTGTAACTACTACAACAAACATCATTGTTTTAATAAAAACTTTAAATTTTACCATCTTTAATTACCTTTTTCAAATCTTTTAAAGTTTTCTTTTTATTCATAGTAACAACATACCATTTATATCTTACTTTATGTTCGCTACTAGGACCAAAAGATGGCACATCATATTCTCTATTAAACACAATAAGGTCTTGTAAGTATAATTTAACAAGATCGTCAAGTATTGCTTCGGAATGGTCTTTTGGCACAGTAGGTGTCTTAAATTCACCTTTGCCTTTTACAACCATTTGTAAAATTTCTTTATGTTTTTTCAATAGTTTCATTATATACCTTTCTTTACGTAATATTCATAGCCGTGGTCTTCAAACTTCTTTTGAATAAACACAAGGTTACTATTATCTAAAAGTTCTCTATAACCTTTAAATATCTTTTTACTTGTTCTGCCTGGAAAGTTATTTAGGATGTCTTTGTGTAAATGTCCTGTATAATATAGTTCCCACTCACTTACATTGTTTTGTAAAACATAATCAATTATGTTTATGCCTTTTCTAATTTGTTGTTTTAACCAATCGTCAACATGGTTTTTTTCACTTTTACTCATAATATAACTTTCTTCTTTCTATAGTTGTAAACCAATATAGTTTACTTTTGGTGAAAAAGACCAGAACACTTCATTATGGTTTCCAGTATCACCTAGGTTTTGCATTTGGTACAAGTGTACCATTTCATGTACTAACGTGTCCATAAAATCTCTCTTTTCAGGATAGGCAGGTAACATTTCTAGTTTATACATTCGTGTACCTTTTCTTTTCCACTCAAATGTAATAACTTGTCCCACACACTTCTCTCTTTTTAAATCTTTTATTTGAATTTGGCCAAATGGAGATAACTTGTTATCAAAAATAGCATTATTTAATTCTTTAAAATACTTCTTTATGTCTTTGTAAGTAGTTGTATATTTTCTTTTTACAGAAAATTCTTTTTTCAACTTTCTTTTAAGTTTCAGAGCTTTTGATTTTCTAGTTACTGTTTTCGCCATTTAATAATTCCTCTTTGTATTTTTTATCTACTTGTAGTCTTAAATCAGCGGCAACACCCTCTAATATTTGAGGTAAGTAAGCCTGTAGTATTGATATTGAATCAACCATAAACTTATGAGCAAGTTTTTCTAACTCATTTTCCATAATATATTTTGTATCAATATCTGTACCTTTTATAGTTTCAGATATAACATGTCCTATAACTGCTTTATTATAGGTGTCGGCCTTAACAACATTAAATATTGACCAAGACCATATATAAACGAAAGCAAGAAATAATGTAAATAAAGGTTTTCTCATTATGAAGTAACCTTATCGTAAAATGTATCTTGGATACATTCTTCTACATTGTGTTCATCAATACCTATTAAATCAAGGTTATCGACTTTCATAATTTCAGCAACAGCAGTTTCTAAATTAATTAGATTATTCTTAAAATTTAAGATAATCTTATCAACTGTTTTTTCAACTTCATCAGTATAATATTGTTTTACTTTTGACATAATGTATTCTCCTTTTTTGTTGTTTTCATACTGCTACTATATCAGAAAATAGTATGAGTTTCAAGCAAAATCGGATAATATAAACCGTTTTTTATACTGTAAATCAAAGGGAAATAGGGTGTGACAATTTATCAAGTAAATGTTCTACTTTTGTTCTACACCCTATAGTTGAATTTTATAGAATCACTCTATAATATTTATGTTTTAGGACGTTTTGTAATCGTCATTCCAACCAAATGCTTCTTTTACCACTGCATCCGTTAGACCTTTATATCTTTTATTAAGTTCTTTCTCTTTTACTGCGACCATCAGTTCAGCATCATCTTTGTGTAAACCTTCTAGCATTTGAATAAACATCATTTCTTTTTTTGTTTTTGAAAGTTGTTCATCTGCACCCTTTACAAAATGCCATAATTTTTTAGCTTCTGTGTATAGAGTCGTATGCTCAGTTCCTGCTGGAGCTTCATTGACCGTATATGGTGGGTTACCAGGTGGTAAATCCCATTCAATTTTTGGATCAAATGCACCTTTTAATACTTGTCTTAATGAAAGTGAATCGTTTTGTTTTAAAACCTCAATTTTTTTAGGTTTGTCTTTTGCGTTATTTACTTTAGTTAGAATTTCGTGTAGCAATGGAGCAGATGATCCACTATATTGCATATTCATATTAGATGTGTTTGTTGGCATATTGCCCTCCTCATTTTGTTATGTAAGGGCGGCACAAGGCCGCCTCTACATTTATTTATGCGTTTTTAAAGAGAGAGATTACGCATTTTTGTAAGCATACGGAGTGCCGTATAACTTTTGGATACCAGCAGCGATAATCGCTTTTGTTGGTTGACCCATTCTGTAAGAAGTACCTTTAGCAGTTTGATTAACATAGATCATATTTCCTTCTGATCTTAATGTATCAATTAAAGCTCTTGGTGAACCTAAATCGAATTTAGTTCTTAAAGATTTCCAAGATACTGGTGCACCTTTTGATAAAAGGTTTAAAACTTTTTGTCTTTTTGACAAAGTTTTTCTACCTCTTGTAGATGTTTTTTTTGATTTTGATACGATTTTCATTGAATCGTTTGAGAATAATGATTTAAACATTTATTCACTCCTTATTATATAATGTGCCTCATTTAAACTATTGAATACTAGGCACGTTGTAGCATTCATAGTATTCCAAAGTGCTTTATGGAATTCTTTAAAACTTTTTATAATCAATTGTAATGGCATATACATCTTTACCTTCACCCTTTGTTGTTACAGCATTATCAACTCTTTCATGTAAAGGATGTTTCATCTTTACTTGTCTTAGCAACAACGACCTAATTGATTCGGTAAAAAGTTTATAATCTTTCAAAAATGTTGGGTCTGTTAAATTAAAGTTTTCGTCTTTTAACTTCATTAAAATATCTTCAGTAATATCATCATTCAATGCCTGTACATAAACTTTATTATGTTGTAGTCTTATCATTTCCTGTCTTTTAGCATCTAACTCTTGTGCCTTTTGATTAGGTCTTACCTTTGGTACCTTAGGAAACAATATAACGTTATTTTCGTTTTTATTTGTCATTAACATTTTTTGTTACTTCACCTTTAAAGTTACATAGACCTTTGTCAGCAAAATACTCAACCAATTCATTATATCCGCCAACGTGTTTATCATCAATTAATATTTGTGGCATAGTTCTTACTTGTTTACCTACAGCCTCAAATAACTGATCTGGTGTTGTAAAATCTTTACCAAACATTTTTTCTGTGTACTCAAGGCCTAATGTCTTTACAAGATGTTTAGACTTCTCGCAATAAACACAATTAGGCTTTGAGTATATTTCTATTTTATGAGTCACTTGTTAGATCCTCTACTTCTTTATATGCCTTTTCTGCCTCTTTCTTTAAGTTATAAGAGTCTGCAACTTCATTTATTGTGTAATGATACATCTTATTAAACTCACCAAGAGGTAGTCTTAAACCAATCCAAGCACGATAGTATCCTTGTTTTGTAAGTGTAACTTCTTGAGCAAACACTTCATATCCTCTTACTTGTGTATTTTTAATTACATTAACTAGAGTCGACTCAACATCTGTTACAACTGTTTTGTTTTGAGATTTACCCAATTCTGTAACAAATATTTTTGCCTTCTTATTCATTTCACCTTTAACTTTATCTGCAACTTCAGCCTTTGAGATCATCATTGCCTTGTCTATTGCAAGTTCAAGGTCTGGTGATGTACTTGTACCAACACCAAATACACATTGTTTAGTTTTATTTTTACCAAAAAGTGTTTTACCACATTCTTTGTTTTCAGAATAATCTTTCATGTACCAAGCAGGCACTTTTAATACCTGATTATTCTTTTCTTGTTTGATAGTGTATGTTGTACTTGAACAAGCTGTTAAAGCAAGTGCTGTAGTACCTATCAAAGCATATCTTATTATTTTATTCATCAACCTTCTCCTTCATATTATTAAACACATTATATACTATTTCTTTTGTTTTGTCAACAGCCTGTGTTTTTTCAACTGTAGAAACAAATGGATCCCAAGTAAATGCAAGGATAATCCATAAGATTGCAAGTGTCAATAGACCTTTTATCATTTTTTCACCTCCCAATTTCCATACTTATCTAAACATACTTTACCAGGTTTGTGATAAGCATGTTTCGGTCGTTCATAGTATCTGCAATAAGCAGGTGTATTCATATCACCGTAGTAAAACTGAGCAAATAACTCCCAATAACTTGGACCGTCATATGCCTTTCTACCATCTGCACATTCTACGACTTCCTGTTTAACTATTTCATCATTTACTTCTTTTATTTCTACCTTTATAAAACAATATTGATTGTTTAGAGGTTGTATTTTATCATAATATACTTTGTCTTTATTATTATTTAATCTATCAATTTTATCCATAGTATTATTAAATGAATCATCTGAAAATGCAATGCTCATCAATATAGGTATTAACAATAACAATAAAAATATAAAAAATAAAGTTCTTTTTTTATTCATTTATCATCCACCTCCCATCAGGCATCTTACAAGCCTCATGCCATTCCATTCTTCTATATGGATTACCATATAATATTGAATCAAAAAATCTTGTATTATCTAAATTTTGATCATGTGTAGTTTCAACCATTGTACACTTAATAGGACCTTTTAAATAAAATCCTGTTGTTTTAATAATACCATTACTTTGTGTTTTAGGATTTTGCCAAGTTGTAAACCCTGGACTATTAGGTGCATTTTCTAAATGATCTACAAATGCTCTTGTCATTAATTGATCGTCTGTTTCAGCATTCATAATATCTGCACCCTTAAATGAACCTGCAACTGCACAAGTAGCCACAACAGCAGGATTGTCACTTATGTATTGCCAACATGTTGTACCAGCAACAGCCGCTGTAGTGGATGCACCAATATAGGACTGTTTGCTAGCACAATTAGAGAGCAACAACAAACAACTAATTAAAAGTAACTTCTTCAACATCTTCAATTTTTAATTTTTCTTTTTCTTTTTTTCTTAATTGTTCTTCTTTTTCTTTTTGTTTTTCTGTCATTTCTTCAATAATCTTATCAAATTGATATTGTTTAAGAGATTTACCGAAGCCGACATTGTAAAAAACATCAACTGGATATTGACTTGAATAAGCTTTTATTAGATTATCAAAATTAATATCTAAGTTTCTATACATCTTCGGATTAGATTTTTTTGCAACTTTATGTGAATTTAATAGTTGTAATCTATTTGTAAAGACATCTTCATACGGTTCGTTTCTTGTTGATTGTTGCAAGTCTTTTTGTTTTGCAATTTTAAATTCTTCAAATATAGTTTGTTTATCTATCATAGTGTCCTTTTGTTAAGTTAATAATCATTATGTACTAATGCTAACACAGAATATCTTAAAAGTCAAGCACTAAAAAGGTTAATAAAATCAACATTTTTAGAAGAACAAAGTAAGAACATCTGACCTATTTCTATTGATTCGTTATTTTTTATCGTATGGACTTGTGTCATTTGACACAACCTTACACATTAATTGTATATCTTCAATAAGGTGATTGATTTCAGCATCCCTCTCAGGCGTTTTAGGATTGTTATACTTTAAATTATATAACTTATCAGCCTGAGTTTTGATGCTGTCAATCTTTTTACAAAAATCACTAATTTTATGAAGCATTGTTATTTGCAAATAATGATTTAATTTTGTTTATAGTATTGGTAGTTTGATCTTTACCATTTTGCCAATTAGTTTTTTGAAATATTTTAGCTTCGCATATTTCTTTTTGTAACCAATTCATATTCTCACATGAAGAATAATCATATTTTTCATCTGCTTTTGCCATTGATGTTGACATAATAGCAAGTATTGTTAGTAACATTAAAGTTCTCATATTTTCCTTCCCATAGATTTAAAATCTTTAGCATCAACAACTTGATATCCACCTTTGTTATATGCTATAGATATTGTTTTACCTTCAGGCAAACTTGTAGAATAATATCGTCTATAAGTATTGCCAACTATTCTATCACTTGTTGGTATAGAATCTCTTACTTTGTACATTGATATATCTAATGGTTTAGATACACGTTTTGATTTTATAATATGGCCAGTTTTGACATTTATGTTAAGACCTAATGTACCTAACCACTTATGATAATCTTTTTTTACTAATTCAAATTGTTCTCTTTTTGTCAATTTTTTTGACATTCTATTATTATTGCACATTTTAATCAATTTGTCAATAGTCTATTTACCTAGTATTTTTCTTATAAAATTTTGTATATCGGTAATAATTGAACCAAATACTAAACTTAAATACAAATATATTTCACCCGAATATGCAACTGCAACAGCGGTCATCATTATTATTAATATTAGTAATATCCATTCCATACTATACTCCTTTGTTGTAATTAAAATATTTGATAGTGCCTTCTACGTAACCATGTCTTTTATTTTTTACTTTAGGATTTGTAAACATAGTGTTAGCGTCACCTGATTTATAACCCTCTTTATGTGATAATGTGATGTGAGCAGCACCTTTATCACTTCTTTTTAATTTTTTATTACTGTCTAATAAAAACATATCTTTTACCCAATATGCGTCAATGTGATTATTTGCTCTGTAGCCATTAATCATTGCACCGACTTTTTTACCCACAAGATTTTTGTACTTATTAAATACTTTAACTGTTGGTTTAAAGGCAAGTGTAATATGGTCTGATACTAACACACTCATTGTAGCACCTTTTTTAACTGCATTACAACTTTGTTTATCTAATGCGATAGCAAAATAACCATTATACATTATTTACCTCTTTGATTTTCTGATTCTAACTGAATAGCAACATCAACGTCTGACTCTTCTTTTTCAGTTAAAGTATGTTCATCTGCATAAGTGTCAATTACAACATTACCATCTTCTTCAGCATATTCATCATCCTCATCATATGCAACTTTACCAAGGTAAGTTGTTTTGCCTGAGTCTGAATAATTAGCGTCAACAACAGTTGTTTCAACTCCATCTTTTGTTTCGGTTATATCAGTTGTAATTTTAGAGTGATTAATACCACCACCTTCTAAAAATAACTTATCTGCCTCGTCTTTATCTTTTGCAAGCACATGCTGTTCTACCATTACTGTATAGTATGTTTGTTTTGAATATAAGTTTTTACCTATATTTTTTTTTGTATATATTATATTTGTGTCTATTGTCATAGTGTCCTCCTTAATTTAATTGTGTTATGTATTCTCTTTTAGTTGTATATTTTTTTGTTAAATCTGGATCGAAGTCTTTTCTAAAGCCTTGTCTTTTGTATAATTGACCAAAGTCATTAAATAAATTATGGTCGCCTGCAGCCGTTTCTGGACCGAATACATCTTCATAAGTTTGATAATATTCGTCTGGATAGATTATCTCAATAGCAGTAGCACCAGCAAAGTTTGTTGCGTCTTCTTTAAAAGACTTGTCCATATAATCTTTAAATTTTAACAACTGTTTTCTATAATATTTAATTTTAGAAATAGGTACGTTTTTATACATTGAATAACTAGTCCAAAAATAGTCTGCGTCTTCGGAGTTAAAATATTCTCGTTTATAAACAATATTAAATGATTTGTGTAATTCTTTAGTCATAGCGTCTCCTTTATTTGTCATATACATATACGCTACACTAAAAATACTTAAAAGTCAAGCATTAAAAAGTGTTGATTTTATTAGGGTTTTAGATGTAAATGTTCTTGTTTTGTTCTATTTCCAGTAATCTTTTATCCATTTACCTGATTCGTGTTGCATTGCTACATGGGGATCTGGATTACCATGAAATATAGAAATCTTAGCATTCTGTTTAAAGGTATAATTTTGTGATCTATTTGAATCGTATTGTTTTATGTTACCTCTTATAGGCCATTTATATGAATATGTCCATTGATCTGGAAAGAATTTTGTCTGAGGACTTTTCAACATAGTTAAATTAATAACGCTTTGATCACTATGATAGGTATCAAACCTAGTTTTGTCTTCTAAATATCTATCCCATATATGACTATGGTATTCTATATTAAATCTTAATACACTTGAATTAATTGTATTAGGTTCAGCAAAATCTCTCATTACATAAAAATCTTCATCTTTACCTATTGTAAAAAATTCATTTATGTTGTTTAATATAACTATATCTAAATCTAAAAATAATACATTACCTTCTAGTCCTAAGATAGGATTAAATAGATGTAACTTGTTCCACCACCCAGTCATAACAGGTTTAGGTATAGGTAATAATGTAATCTGTTTATCAAAGTTTCTATTAAAATCATCTGTCATACAATAAAAGTTAAAAGGTATAGTTAAATTTCTTTTAACCATATTGTATAAGACATTTACATAGTCAAGTGAATATTTTGTACCCCAAAATAACGAAACAACATTAACGATCATAACCAGCTTTACCTACATAATAAGCATCAACAATATCTGTTACAGGATTGTTTAGTTTTGTTTGATCAAATTCTTTCATCAAATCAATATCTGTATCTTTTACAAACTGCTCATACATTTTAAGCTTGTCTGCATTGCCTTTGCCAGTAGCATTCTTTTTTACTTGACCAGGCACTATACTTTCAAATCTTTTGTTTAGTTTGTACAGTTTATGTTTTAAGGCACCCATATTTTCTGCTAGATTAAACACAAGGCCTTTACTACCAAATGAATATCCTTCTACAAAAATATTACCAATAGCAGTATCAACAATATTAATCGCCCAATCGGAAATTTGATCGTGTCGTTGTGTCTCGGAGGTATAGGGTAAATGAAGTCTGCCATTTATTTGTCCATTACAATAATCACCTTCATATTTTTTTACGTTTGTAAGATAGTATATCTTACAATTTTCAAATTTAAACTCACCCCTACATACACATATAGCAGGACTTGTTAAACTATAATCAATTCCAATCGTCTTCGTCTTCTTCATTGTCAAAAATTGCATCCTCTTCATCTATAGAAGTGTCTGCACCACAAAAAGGACAAGTAGTTGGTTCTATTTCTTCATCCCATTCAACGTGATAGGATACTTCACAATTTTTACAACTGATTGTAACTTTATTTAAATTTGGTGGAGTAAGTGTTGCCATTATAGTTTAAATGTTTTAAATTGATCTTTTTTTACATCTTGTTTAAGTCCACCAATAACATAACTTTCTATTTCGGTTTCTTGTGGAGCATTTTGCATTGAACGACTATTAAACCAATGTTGTGTCCATGGTAATGGATTATTGTTTGATGATTGTTCATATACTTGATTTAATCCTATAGTTCTCATTCTTCTATTTGCTATATATTCAACATATTGATGTAACAATTTTTCAGAAAGGCCTATCATAGAACCTTTTTGAAACAAATAAGTCGCCCAACGTTTTTCTTCTTGGACTGCGTCATCATAAATTTGATAAACTTCTTTTTCTGTATCTTTAATAACTTTGTTCATCACTTTATCATTTTCTTTATTTCTATAATTATTAATAATGCTTTGTGACATTAATAAATGTTGACTTTCATCTCTAGCAATCAATGATAATATTTTAGCACTACCTTCCATAAGTTTAAGTTCACCAAAAGCAAATGAACAAGCAAATGATACATAAAATCTTAAACCTTCTAGTACATTTACAGTAACTAGTGATAACCATAATGCTTTCTTTAGTTCATATTCATCAACTGATTTAGGATCTAGTTTATATTTGTAACCTAATTGAATTAGTTTGTCATAACCTTCAGTTACAGACTTTGCTCTTTTTTCTATTTTCTCATCTTGTATAATTGTATCAAATACGTCAGATGGATTAGAATATAGATTTTTAATAATGTATGTATAACTTCTACTGTGAATTGTTTCCATAAAGTCCCATGCAACAATGGCACCTTCTAACTCTGGTATGGATACAAAAGGTAAAAATGCTAAACATGGCCCTCTACCTTGTACACTATCTAACATTGTTTGATATTTTAAATTAGATGTAAAGATAAACTTTTGTGATTCAGATAATTGAGAGTAATCGTTTCTATCTTTTTGTAAAGATACTTCTTCTGGTCGCCAAAAGAAACCTAACTGTTGTTGTGCCAATCTATCAAATACAGGATACTTAAATGTATCATATCTTTGTACAGCCAAATCTGCACCAAAAAACATTGGTTGTTTTGTACTATCTAGTTTTTTATCTTTATTAAATACAGTTTTCATTAAATTGTACAAGAATCACAGTTTTCTGGATCCTCTTCCTCTTTTACTTCTTGTTTATCCTCTGGTACATTATCATGGAACCCAACTGGATGAGCAGGTTCATCTTCATCTTTCTTACTATCATATGTGTTTTGATAATAAGAAGTCTTCCAACCTAATTTATAAGTCGTCAATAAGTCTTGTGCCATAACTGATACAGGCACTTGACCATCAGTATAATTTTCAGGATTATAAGACCAGTTACCCGATATTGCCTGGTCAAAATACTTTTGCATTACTGCAACGATATTTATATATCCTTCGTTCCCTTTCATATCCCAAAGTAGTGTATAAAAGTTCTTTAGTTTATTATATTCAGGTACGATTTGTTTTAAAGGACCCTTTTTAGATTTTTTAACTGACAAATAATCTCTTGGTGGCTCAATACCATTTGTTGCGTTTGATACAACAGATGATGATTCACTTGGCATTTGAGCTGAAAGTGTTGAGTGTCTTAAACCATGTTCTTTTATTTCACTTCTTAACCATTCCCAATCGTAAGTGTAATCTCTTTTTACTAATTCATCTACGTCTTTTTTATAAGTGTCAATAGGCAGTATACCATCTGCATATTTTGTTTGTTTAAATGCTGAACATTGTCCTTTTTCTTTTGCAAGTTGATTACTTGCCTTTAATAGAAAATATTGAAATGCTTCTGTAAGTTTATCAACTTGTCTCCATGCAAGTTTCTGTTCATACTTGTAACCTTTTTTAGCAAGATAGTGAGCAAGGCCAATATAACCAATACCTAAACTTCTTCTTGCCTTTGTAGATATTTCAGCAGCATTGATAGGATATTTTTGATGGTCTATAATTTCATCTAATGCTCTTACTGCTAAATCACATAAAGGTTCTAGTTCATCTCTTTTGTTTATTTTACCCACATTGATGGCAGATAAAATACATAAAGCAATTTCACCTTCTCCATCAATGTGTTGTATTGGAGTGGTTGGTAAAGTTATTTCCTGACATAGATTTGACATATAAACTCTATCTTTGAAAGATGAGTGAGTATTACAATGGTCAATATTCATAATATAGATACGGCCTGTTTCAGCACGTTCTTTCAATATATCAAAAAATAATTCTTGTGCATTAACTTTTGTTTTCTTAATAGATAATTTTCTTTCTGCCTTCTCGTAAAGTTCATCAAACTCTGGTGTTCCCCAGGCTTCATATAGTTCAGGCACTTCGTGTGGTGAAAACAAAGTTATGTCTTGGTTGTTTATAAATCTTTCATAAAATAATTTTGATAGTTGTATTGAATAGTCAAGTTTTCTAACTCTATTATCTTCACTACCTTTATTATTTTTAAGAACAATAATGTCACCTATTTCTTGGTGCCAGATTGGGAAGTGGACTGTTGCTGATCCTCCTCGGACTCCATTTTGAGTGCAACACTTAACCGTTGCCTCAAACTTTTTAAGAAAAGGTATAACACCAGTGTGTTGGACCTCGCCTCCTCTGATCCTAGCATTGATGCCTCGTATTCTTCCAGCATTGATTCCGATTCCAGCTCTTTGAGCGATGTATCTTCCAATCGCCATATCACCAGAGAAAATACTAGGTAAGGTATCATCAATATCAACCAATACACAACTCGCATACTGACGTAAAGGAGTTCGTACACCAGCCATAACGGGAGTAGGAATATTGATTTTGAATTGACTAATTGCGTCATAATATTTTTTAACATAACTCATCCTCGTTTCTTTTGGGTATTTAGCAAACAACGTTGCTGAAATAAGCATGTACATAAATTGTGGTGTTTCATACACCTGATTAGTACTTCTATCTTGTACTAGATACTTGTCTATCACTTGTCTTAATCCAGCATAAGTAAAATCATAATCTCTATTATGATTGATCCAGTTTTCCATTCTATCAAAATCTTTTCTTTGATAGTTTTCTAAAATTTCTTTATCATATAGTCCCATCTCAACTACTTTTTTAACATGATCATATAGGTGTGGATGATCCCATAATTTACCAATAACTTGTTTTCTCAATGAATATAAAAGTAATCTACTTGCTACATATGTGTAATTAGGATTATTTAAATCTATTAAATCTGCAGCTGACTTAACTAAAATCTGTTGTATTTCGTCTGTGGTAATACCGTCATAAAATTGTAAACCACTTTTCATTTCTACTTGTGAAGAAGATACTCCAGTTATATCTTCACAAGCATACTCAACCATTTCATGTATCTTTTCAATGTTAAGAGGTTCTGTTCCTCTATCTTTTCTTTTTTTGACATTTATAGACTCGTTTCCCATTACCATTTTTCTCTCCTTAACAACGTTTGTATGAATTTAATTGAGTAATTGCTGACAAACCTGAATAGGTATTGTCGAATATAATTTTTTGTATTTGTTCTTTTGTCTTGCCGTTTACGATCATTTCGTTAATATCTTTTTCTTTTGTTCCTTCTGGCCATATTGTTACCATATAACTTTTATCAATCAACTTATACATTCTATCTATAATTTCTTTATTTCTTGGTTCGTTATCAAAAATAAAGACAACATCTTTTTTTTCAACAGGTAGTTGTAGATCAGCACCACCAGCCGCAAGACAATTTTCAAGGAACAAACTATCTAATGGACCTTCAACTATGTATAATCTTTTGTGTAGATTAATTCGTTCTAGGCCAAATATTTTTTGTTTGTTTTCCTGTAGTTTTATTGTTAGATATTTTGGTTGTTCTTTACCAAATGCTCTGCCTTGTAAAGCAAAGACTTCACCACCAACATCATAAAAAGGTATTATCAATCTAGGATGTTCGTACTTTTTATTTAGACTATCAAAAGTCCCTGGGCGTATCTTATTTACATACGTTTGGAACTTGTCGCAATAATATAATCGGTCAAAGTATTCTGTAGGCAGTTTTCGTTTTATCAAATACTGCTTTGCAGGATGATCATCATTTAAGTTACTAAAGGCTGTAAGGCCTTGTAGAGGTGTAGATTTTAATTTTTGTTTTGTGTTAGTTTTAAACTTATCAAATAAACTTTCAGCGTCATTTGATGGTTTACTACCTTTATATCTTTCTAAAATGTATTGGTCGTATAAAGGTCTATCAACTAACTTTATAAGATTTGCCAGATTGTGTGAAGCACTACAATTATGACATTTAAAAAACATATCATTTTTTACTCTATAAAGATATGCTCTTGCCTTTGTTTTAGACTTTTTAGAATCACCACAAACAGGACAACGAAAATTAAAAAGGTATTCTCGTTTCTTTTTAAACTGTTGTAATCTAGGCTGTATTTTAGATATATAATTTAAATCAATGTAACCACTCATAATAAACAGTATATACTATATATACTATTTTGTCAAGGTCCTATTACAGAATTTTAAATACTGACATCAACTGAGGCATAGACAATCCTAGCACTATTGCCGCCCCTATAATGATCCATCTGTATTTCTCAAAAACGCCTATCCTACCGTCTAAATTTGAGTTTAAAGTCTTAATTTCACACATTAAACGCTTTTCTGACATCTCAATTTCATCAGTTAATTGAGTATGTATTTTGTTGATTCTTGCGTGTAATTCTTTATAATTTGTATCAAATTCAACCCTACGACTCTCTATTAGGTTGAATATTGCTTTATCAATATCCTCTTGTTTAGATAGTTTTTCTTCATGTACAGCCAACATAGATTTAATGCTCCCCGATATATCAGTTAGTTTATCTATTGCGCTATCAAGTTTTGTATTAACACTTGCAACCTGTTCAACTTCAGTTTTAAGAACCTGAACATCTGTAGCGAGTTTCTGTATGTCGTTTAATTCAGCCATAATAGTATTTATTCTTATGCAACTTTGAGTATAGTTCTTAATTCTTGTAATCTTCTAATTTTCCAAAGTTTCACAAATGTTTTTCTGCGTCTCCGTAACTTTTGTTTCTTAATTTTGAGCCAGTGTAAATTGAGTAAGTATAGTTTTCTTTTTTTTTCATTTCTTATTATCCTTTTTGCTATTAGTTTTAACTTTCTTTTTTGAAGTAAAGTCATAACCCTCCATTAAGTTTGTTACTGGTTTATAAATGGTTACTAACTCATCTTTACCCTTAACCTTAATTTTATCTAGCTCAATTGACTTAATATTTTTCAGTTGCTCTTTTGTATAGGAAGAATAAATCAAAGGTGTAACCTTTCCATTTTCATCTCTATAATTTCTTGTAGCAGCCTCAAGTCTAGCTGCCAAGTTTACAGCG